CACGAGCCCGTTACTATTGGTGACGTTACTTTATGTCCTTGGCTCGTTGGGGAAGAATGGAAAACCGTAGGTAAGAAAGGCGGCAAGTATATATTTGGACACTTTGAACTTCCTAACTTCTTTATGAACGCCATGGTACAGATGCCGGATCATGGCGAAATTCAGCTTGATAGTTTTAAAGGCTACGAGCTGGGATTTAGCGGACACTTCCACAAACGTCAACAACGTCAAAATATGATTTATATTGGCAATGCGTTTCCGCACAACTATGCAGATGCATGGGATGACGAACGGGGAATGATGATATTGGAATGGGGAGGCAAGCCGGAGTATCATGCATGGCCCAATCAACCCACATTCCGTACTGTAAAACTAAGTCAACTGATTGACGAAGCGGACACATTGATATTGCCAAAACAGCATCTTCGTGTTACACTAGATATTGATATCAGTTATGAAGAAGCTAGTTTTATCAAAGAAAAGTTCATTAGCGACTACAATATTCGAGAACTAACATTAATTGCTGAAAAGAAAGAAACAGAAATCAATACTAATATTGATATACAAGCATTCGAGTCTGTTGATCAAATAGTTTCTAGTCAGTTGATCAATATCGAAAGTGAACAATTTAATAAAAATACACTCTTGGCGATTTATAATAGTCTATGATAAGAATAAAAGAACTAACAGTTAAAAACTTTATGAGCGTGGGTAACCAGACCCAAGCAGTTAATTTTGATCAAAAACATTTGACGCTGGTGTTGGGTGAAAACTTAGACATGGGCGGAGATGACAGCGGCAGTCGTAACGGCACTGGTAAAACCACTATTGTTAATGCGTTAAGTTTTGCATTATTTGGCAATGCACTTACTAACATTAAAAAAGATAATCTTATTAATAAGATTAACAATAAAAATATGTTAGTAACGCTGGCTTTTGAAAAAGACGGCACAGAATATCGTATCGAACGGGGACGTAAACCTACATTGATGAAGTTTTATGTAAACGATCAAGAACAAGAAACTGAAGAAACCGACGACGCTCAAGGCGACATGCGGGAAACTCAGAAAGATCTCGACGATATTCTAGGAATGAGTCACGATATGTTTAAACACATCGTGGCGCTGAATACTTACACAGAACCGTTTTTGTCGATGCGAGCCAACGATCAAAGAGCAATTATCGAACAGTTGTTGGGTATTACTATTCTCAGTGAAAAAGCAGAAGCCCTTAAAGAAATTATACGTGATACTAAAGATAGCATAGTTTCTGAAAATGCCAACATTGAAGCAACTAAGAAATCTAATGAAAAGATTCAACTAAGCATTGATAGTTTGATCAGCAGACAAACTGCATGGAATTCGCAACGCGATGACGATGTAGAAAAGATCGGGCGAGCTATTATCGAACTTGAAAATGTGGATATAGATGCTGAACTTGTTAAACATGCAGATCTTAAACTGTATGATGACAAGATGGCCAAATTAAAGAGCCTGAATAAAGAGCGGGCTACGCTAGACAGCGCGATAGCGCAAGCGGAGCGAAGCGTAAAAAAATACGCTGGCGAGCTTGCTAAGTTGCAGGACAAAAAATGTCACGCTTGCGAGCAAGACTTACATGATCACAAACACGAAGAGATGACTGCTGAAGCTACCAGTCATCATACAGAAGCAATACGGTACTTTGATAAAGTATCCGGTGATCTGGCCAAGATTATTAAAGAGATCGACAGCATTGGAGAAGTGTCAAAGCGACCCGATACTTACTATGACACCGTTGAGCAAGCACTTAAACATCAAAACAATCTTAAAACCTTGGAAACTAACTTGACCATTAGGGCAGGTGATGTGGATCCTTATCAAGAACAGATTGATGAACTGTTAAACACAGCTATTCAAGAAGTAACATGGGATCATGTCAATGAATTGACTACTCTCAAAGAGCATCAGGAGTTTTTGCTCAAGTTATTGACCAGCAAAGACAGCTTTATCCGTAAAAAGATCATTGATCAAAACTTGGCTTATTTGAATAACAGGCTAACTTACTATCTTGATCGCATGGGCTTGCCTCACACTGTGGTATTTCAAAATGATCTCACTGTGGAAATTACACAGTTAGGTCAGGATCTTGACTTTGACAACTTGTCGCGAGGTGAACGCAACAGGCTTATCCTAGGCTTGAGCTGGGCATTCCGAGATGTGTGGGAAAGTTTATATCAAAATATCAACTTGTTGTTTGTGGACGAATTGATTGACAACGGACTAGATGCCAGCGGAGTTGAGGCAGCTTTGGCAGTGCTTAAAAAGATGGCACGTGAACGCAGTAAGAATATATTCTTGATTAGCCATAAAGATGAACTAGTTGGGCGTGTTAATCATGTGTTGAAAGTGATTAAAGAAAACGGATTCACCAGTTACGCTAATGATCTAGAGGTCACTGAATAATGCATCAAGACGAAGAGTTGCATGATGAACTCTTAAAGGCATTTCGTGCCTACTTTGCTGCCAATCAGGAATGGTTAAACAAACAGACCAAGCAAAGTGCCATACGACTGAGACAACGACTCAGCGATATACGACGAATCTGCTCCCAACGACGAGTTGTTGTGCGTGAATGGGGTATGGAAAAAGAAGCGCAACTGGCTGCAAGAAGAAGTCAACGCAAGGACCAAACAAATGATTGACGCGGATGTAGATTGCTTGTATATTAATGGAGATAGTTGGGCTTACGGTTCAGAACTTCGTGATCCCACAAGACCAGACATCACTAACGACTTTGATCCTGTACACGACAGCTATAGGCAACGGCACAATTGGGCAGGATTACTGGGACAAGAACTAGGCTTGCCGGTGATTAATCACGGATGGGCAGGCGGCAGTAATCATCGTATACTAAGAACCACAATTGATGACGTTACTAGACTGGTCAGGACCGGGCGCAGGCCATTTGTAATATTGGCCTGGACACAGATTCAACGATTTGAACTGTGGGACAATGAGAAAAATCACTGGGTGGAGTATGTTAGTCCTGCCAGTGAGGGCAATAAAGACATAGGATTAGAAATTTGGAGCAGACATGCCAATGATATTTCTGATCTAACACAGTACTTACAGCATCTCATACTGGCTGATGCTTTTTTAAAAACTAATAATGTTCCTTATTTTGGAACAAATGTGTTTCGACATAACTTTAATATACTGGAAGACAATGCTCGCGATCCGCAATTTGCATCACAGTTGTGGCAACTCAGCAATACTGTACGGTTAGATCGGCACATGTACAACGTATCCATCAGTCAACTGCTGGCTCCGCATCGAGAAGTACAGTACGGAGCAGGCGGACATCCGTTGGAACGGGGACAGGAAATTATTGCAGAAAATCTAGCAAAACAACTACTTCAACAATACAAATTCAAAACCACAGGCAAACAAGACACAGCATGATACATACAGCATGTCATGGACTTATCAAAATGAAATCGTTGAAACACTTCCCGAGGAATGTGTTGGTTTCGTATACTTGATAACAAATGTCATCTCTGGACGCATGTATATAGGCAAAAAACTAGCTAAGTTCGCTAAGACCAGCTACAAAGTAGTGAAACTTAAGAACGGAACTAAGAAAAAAAAGAAAATTAGAAGCAAAATAGACTCGGACTGGCGTGAATACTACGGTTCAAGCGATGCTCTAACCAAAGACATAGACACATTAGGCAAAGAAAACTTCACTCGAGAAATCCTATATTACTGCACATCCAAGGCGCAATGCTCTTACATCGAGGCCAGAGAACAATTCAATCGCAAAGTTTTAGAATCAAATGACTATTATAACGGGCATATTGCTGTCCGTGTACATGGTTCACATATACTCAAAGGCTAACAAATCTAGGCAAATAACTGCCAAATAAGCCCGCACAGGCGTTAATATTGTGCCCTTAAAGCTGGATCACGGATCGCAGTCAATGGAATTCCCTGCTTGGCGGAGGGGTTGTACATCAGTATCCTTAACAGGACCACGATCGGATATGCCTACAGAACCGGTTTGATTTACAAGAAAATGATTTTCAAGGCTAAAAGAGGGGTAGTAGCCCCACGTTTGTACAAATGTTAGCGTATTTGTGCAAGCCGCCGTCATATAAAGACTCTGCTCGTGGTACCGGATGACCGCCACTGTAATGCAGTAACGCTAAGTGATATTGTTCAACTCAGATAATGTCGTTTACTTTGCCCGCTAGGGCAAAGTGTGACTGAACAATCTAGATAATATCTTAAGTGCTTCGCACTTGATTATGTTTAAAATAAAGAAAAGTTCGAGCGATAGCGATGAACAGATGAACGTAGTTCATCTTAATACAGTGATAAATATCTAACTGCGAGAAAACTATGAAAGTATTTGAAATAATCACGGAAACACAACAATTAAATGAGTTTGGCGAAGGAATGCTGGTTAGATTGTTATCCTTAGCTGGTATCAATTTAGTTGAGAGAGCCGCGGTTCGTGCAGCCACAGAGCGACTAGTGGCCAAGTACGCCGCAGAAATAGCTACCGCATCTAGAAGTGGCGGCACTTTTACCATGCCCACTGAAGCGGTTATGCGGGCTACACTCAAAGCCGAAGGATTGTCTGATGATGCCATAGCTAAACTCATGAGAAATCCCGCTAAATTTTTACAGACTATAGAAAAAGAAGCAGCCGCTGCCGCTAGAAAAGCATCCTTAGAAGCAGGCAAAGCTCAAGTACGTATGGCCAGCGATGAAGCTATTAGACTGTTTGGCAAAGGTTGGAGCTGGGCATATGGTTTGGCCAATATCTATGGTTACGGTGAACCATTGGTTACTTGTGTAACCAACGTGATGGACATATATTCCAAACATGAAGCAGGTGAAGGCAAATTTAAAGATCCGCAGTATGCCAAAGATGCAATTCAATTTCATATTGACAAATGCGTAGCACAGATGGCTGGCTTGTTTGCCGGTACTAAGATTCTCAAAGGCGGCTTTGCTATGATACGTGATTATCCTTGGCAAAGCGGAGCCAAGATGACAAAATTATGGAATGGTGCCAGCGCAGCCAGTAGAATGGCTTTTGTAACCTATATGAATACCGATGAAGGTCGTAAAGCATATTCTGAATGGCTGTTAGGTGAAACTTTTCTTGCACAGGGATTTAAGTGGTTGACTGAATTTATGTCGGATATAGCCACAACTGGAGCTAACAAATTAGTTCGTGCATTACATCCTAGTCCGCTAAACGCTCCTAACGAACCTGCTCCTAATCAAGCATACAGCAAGCCTAGTACAACACAACGCGATCCCTTAAGTGGCCGCGCATTAAATGAAGGGCTGGCCCGACGCCTTAGATAATTCAATATTTTCTTTGACTACAAGATACATAGCTTCTCGATCATCGTGAGAAAATTCGTGTAGTAGTTCGTGTACTGTAACGCCGCCTCGCATGTACCAACTGAGTCTTGTTAAATCAGTTTTAAAATCTTTTATATCGCTTTCTAGCCTAACTAGGTATTCTTCAATCTCTGGAGCGGATAATCTAGTTAGGCGGTTACGAAAAAATTTGATTGATCTAAATCTAAAGAAAGTTTTGCCTCAGTTCCACATTCAGAACATTTGACCGGATGACGAGGCGTTGCCCAAGTCTGCTGATTTGATTGGATATGTTTTCTAATAGCTTCCATGACATCTCTATCAGCATTTTCAATCCATTCAGAAATAAATGCTCTTTCGGTTACTATCGTTTTGCCAGTGTCAACACTTTCTACTCCTATGGTAAACACGTCGTTTCGAATCTGTGCTAACTCTTTAAACACTTTGGCTGTAAATTCTTTTTGTTCGTCCGCTGGAACATCGGTAATTTGTTTTAACTGTTGTTGCAGTTGAAAATTTCTCAATGAAAATTCAGTACTCTGCTGGTATGTTAGTGGTCTAGTGGTGATTTTCAATTCTCCAACAATCAGTTTGTTGTCGTAACTGCATCTGCCGTAGTGATCAATTAGAACATTTAGATCTAGATTATAATCGTTAGAAGTTCCGCACGAATCACACACGTTGGTCATGGTTAATTCACTACCAAATGTGGCAATTCTGATAGCAGTTAATATCAAATCTGTGTCTAAATTTGACAAATCCCATGGATCTTTAATAGCAGGACAACAACTACCAATAACTTGTGCTGTACTTTCCCCAGTTAATAGTGCATCTGGAGTTTTCATAATGATTTCATCCATGCCAGTCATACCAAATACCGGGATACGATCAGTATCTCCTTCTATAGTGCCAGGTTTGTTATAAACACCGTGGCTGGGCAAACTGATATAAATTTTTGGTTGTCTAAAATGCTGTTGTAATGGATTTTGTGCCATGGTATTCTCCAGATAAATATACTGTATTAGTATTTATATACGTACTTTTTGGAGTTTAAAAATATGGCACTGGATGATCGCGATTTAAGACAAGTTGCCGAGATAGTTGACCAGGTAGTTTCTCGCCGCATGGGCAGTGGTTTTGGCGGCGGTCGCACTGCTGGCGGCAGTACTGGAAGCACTGGAGGTGACGGTTCTGTAACACCCGGTGTATCTGCGGTCATGGCAGGACTCAGTGCTGTTGGCCAATCGTTGGCCATGATGACTGTAGGTACTTACAAAGCAACTGACGCTGTAGGCGATATGAGTAAAATCATAGGAGCTTTTGGTCCAGTTGGAACAATCTTAGGAGGCTTTGGTAAAGACATAGGAGCTTTTGCGTTTGGACTAAATGACAGTTTAAAAGATGTCAGCAAGAGTGGATTTACATTTGGTCAGGACTTGGGACTATTTGCAAAATCTGTAACTGCGGCCCGCATGAGTGTTCCAGAGTTTCAAGAATTCATTAGACATTCTGGAGAACAGATTGCTGGTCTAGGCAGCTCGGCTAGAGATTCTGGATTACGATTCTTGCAAATGGGCAAGGACATGCAGGAAGATGATTTTGCCCAACGTTTAAAAATATTAGGCATGGGATCTGAAGAACTAAACAGTGCTCTTAAATTAACTGCGGCTGCAAGACGTAACGAAAACATGAACGATGCTGCCGTTAGAAAATCAGCAGTAGATGCAGCCATACAGATGGCCACAGAATTTGACAACATTGCCAGATTAACTGGACGTAGTAGACAAAAACAACAAGAGGCTATGGAAAAAGAACAAGCCCGTCTTGACAGATCGTTGGCAATTCAAGGAATGGATCCTGCGCAGAAAAGAGCATTAGACGAAGCAACTAATATTGCAGGTATGCTGGGAGATCAAGGTATAGAAGTTGCACGTATTCTTGCACTAGGTGGTCCAAAAAATGCAGAAGATCAAAAAGCAGTTGTGGCAATGCCAGAAGAACAACGAAACTTGATAGCCAGACTAGTACAAATACAAGGCAATAGTCCAGCTGCCAATGCAGAAAGAGAAAACATACGTATACAGATGTTATTAGAAGCTGAACGCAGTGCAAGTAATAGAGCATTGAACACAAATTTATCAAATTTAGTACAAAGTCAAAACGATCAATTGGTACAGATGGGTAGAACACAGATGTCAATTAATCAAACAGGTAACACTATATCTCAAATGCGTAATGAATATCAGGAAGCATTGCAAGGTGGCAAAGAAGGCAAGGATCCAAAATTTGTTGGAACATTTGAAGATTTCCTCAAGGCTAATTTAAAAGCAGTTTCAGACTTGCGCGATCCTAGTAAAGACCCATCAAAACAACCAGGCGGAGAAGCGGCCGCAGCCGCACAGGCAATAAATGCCGCTAACGAATTGTTAAAAACATCTAATTCTGCAGTGGCCGCTAAATTTAGTGAACTTAATGAAAGTATTGGGAAAAAAATCATTGAAGAAACTAATTTTGTTAACGTGATTAAAAAGTACACTACCGAAGATGTTCCAAATGCCATGGAAAGATTAAAAAATTACGTCAAAGAAATGGTAGGCGAAAGCGGGGGCAATAGAGGAGGTCAAGGCTATGCTGACCAGGCTGCATCTCCACAAGCAGAAGGCGGAGCAGTATTTCCTGGTAAAATGTATCCTATTGAAACTCCAGGATTTGAAATGTTTAGTCCAAGTACTACAGGAAATATCATTAATAACAACGTGCTGAGAACACTGGCTACTAATGTGAATTCTTTACAAAACGATTTGAAATCAACTATGTCTAATAGAGATTCTGGCAACTCCGCAATAATGTCGGACCTTAAAGATATGTTATCTGGATTGAAATTACCAGCAGATAAAGTCAGTATATCTGGCAGTAATTTTAATCCAGTAGCTGGCGGTAACGTCACTGATCCATCCAATTCCGAGGTTGCAGACCTACTGAGAACGTTAAATACTAACATAGTGAAACTGACTGACACGGTTGATAACGGATCGAGACAGCAGGTTAGAGCAGTTAAATCGCAAGGCAACTTGCTTGCCTAAGGAATAATAATTATGTCATGGAAGAAGTATTTTACGCCAGTACCTGTGGGAACAGGCCTAAGTCCTATATCAGGAGCTAATTCAGCCAAAGCAGGTCCAGCCAAAACAAACTATTCCAGTTATCTTCCCGACATTTACACAGGCAGTCCCAACAGAGTTGAGCGTTATCAACAGTACGAAGTTATGGACAGCGACCCTGAAGTTAATGCGGCATTGGATATTTTAGCAGAATTTTGCACACAAAAAAACAAAGACGGCAAGACTCCTTTCAGTGTGTCTTGGAGACACAAAGCTACTAATACTGAGATTAAAATCTTAGGCGAGTACTTGCAACAATGGACCAAGTTACAAAAATTTGACACACGTATTTTTAGAATTATGCGTAACAGTTTCAAATTTGGTGATGCATTTTTTATTCGTGACCCTGAAACACAAAAATGGAATTATATTGATCCATCTAAGGTTGTCAAAGTCATAGTTAACGAAAGCGATGGCAAACGACCTGAGCAGTATGTGGTCAAAGATCTTGCTCCTAACTTCATGGATCTAGTGGCCACACAGATCACACCTAACATTAATCCTAGACAGACTCAAGGTGGATTAAGTGGAGCAGGTGGTTACGCTGGCACAGGCGCAAGCAAAAGTCCGCAAGGAAATTTTGGTAGTTCGTCCACTGCCAATCGTTTTGGCACAACTGAAACTGAATATGCTATTGGCGCAGAACACATTGTACACCTAAGTTTAAGCGAAGGATTAGACAACAACTATCCATTTGGCAACAGCTTACTTGAAAACATTTTTAAAGTCTACAAGCAAAAAGAATTATTAGAAGATGCTATTCTAATCTATCGTATACAACGTGCTCCAGAACGCCGTATCTTTTACATTGACGTGGGTAACATGCCCAGTCACTTGGCTATGAGCTATGTAGAACGAGTAAAGAATGAGATTCATCAGCGCCGTATTCCAAGCCAAACAGGCGGCGGACAAAACGTTATTGATTCAGCTTACAATCCATTAAGCATCAACGAAGACTATTTCTTTCCGCAAACAGCAGAAGGTCGTGGCAGCAAAGTTGATACACTGCCAGGCGGTACTAACCTAGGCGAAATCGATGACTTAAAGTACTTTACTAACAAGTTGTTCCGTGGTTTACGTATACCAAGTAGCTATCTGCCAACAGGTGCAGACGACTCGCAAGCATCATATAATGACGGGCGAGTGGGCACAGCATATATTCAAGAACTGCGTTTTAACAAGTATTGCGAGCGTTTACAATCACTGGTTGCCAGTATATTTGACGAAGAATTCAAGATGTATATGTATTCACGTGGTGTGAATATTGATGCAAATCTATTTGAATTAAAGTTTAATCCTCCATTAAACTTTGCAAGTACACGTCAAAGTGCATTAGATGGCGAACGTATTAATACATTTAACACCATTCAAGCAGTGCCGTTTATGTCAAAACGATTTGCTCTCAAACGATTCTTAGGACTAAACGACGAAGAAGTTGCAGAAAATGAACGCATGTGGGCTGAAGAGAATGGCAAAGGTATGCCAACTTACACTGATGCCGCTGGTGAATTACGTTCAGCAGGTCTTTCAGCCGCAGGCATTGAAGGCGATCTTGGAGCCGCAGGCGACATGACTGCACCAGATGACATAGAAGGCGACTTGGATGCAAGCGGTGGAGAACAAGCAGGTGCAGTACCGCCAGTAGCTGGAGCGGCTCCAGCAGGCGCACCGGTTGTATAAATACATCATGATCCTACGTGAATTGTTTTATATAGATCCTGACACACGCCGCACATCTAATGATATGCGCTATAGTGCTGACCGTGACGGCACCACTATGCATCGAGACGACACAAGAAAAACAAGATTAACGTTAAGACAAATTAATAACTTGAGAAAATCAAGTGAAGCACACATCCTAGAGCAGGAAAAAGAACTAGGCTTTATAGAGAGCATGTATAAGATGCCAGCCGCGCCTGCATAAAACTCAACACAATTTAACAGAAAACAGAAAAACTGACTGTTTTCATGCTATATCAATGCTGTTTTTTACATTATATGTAAATATAATACAGCCTTGTCATCATACAACAGGAGAATAAACAATGACTGATCGTACACAATTTGAAGCCATGCTTGAGGCATTGATCAACGAAGATCAAGAAACAGCAAAAGAAATTTTCCATAATATCGTAGTTGCTAAGTCACGCGAAATTTATGAAGAACTTCTGTCAGAAGACTTTGACCTTGAAGAAGGTGAAAATCCATTTGCAGAAAAAGACGACGAAGAAGATGCAGACGCAGATACTGATTCTGACAGCGAAGCTGATGACAGCGAAGCTGATGACAGTGATGTAGGCGGCGACGCAACAGACGACTTTATCGACGATGTAAGCGATGAAGAAGGCGAAGAAGGCGAAGAAGGCGACATGAGCGATGAAGAACAAACTGATCGTATCATGGACCTAGAAGACGCACTAGAAGAATTAAAAGCAGAATTTGAGCAACTAATGGCTGGCGACGATGACGCTGGTGATATGGATGCTGACATGGGTGGCGACGACATGGAAATGGGCGGCGACGACATGGGAATGGGTCCAGATGAAATGGACAACGATATGCAACGCATGATGGAATATACACGTAAAGTGTCACTTCCAAAGCACGGTGACAACGGTGTTAACACCAAGTCTGCTGTAGCTGGTAAGAACGATATGGGTGGTACAACAGCTAATATTGCTAAGAACTTTTCAACAGAAAAGGGCGGCACTGAAGGCGGTTTAGCTAGTCCTAAAGCTGGCGACTTAACAAGCGGCTTAGGCAAGATCCACAACCGTAAAGACTCAAACGCAGGTAAGACAGCGTTCAAGAAAACTGAACCTGGTCACGGCGCAGAGAAGAAAGGTAAGCCAGAACAAGCTGACAAGTCAGCTGGTAGCTTGCTAAACGGCGTAAAAAGCCGCGCTAAGTAATTAGAAGACGACATTGAAAAATATGTTATACCTCCGAGAGAATCTCAGTTTCAACGAAGCAAAAATGATCGTTGAATCTGATGACAAAGATGGGAAAAGCCTATACATGTCCGGGATTTGTATCCAGGGCGGTATTCGCAACGCTAACCAGCGTGTTTACCCTGTTAATGAGATTGGCAAGGCTGTTAAGACCCTTAACGATCAGATTCAGAACGGTTATTCAGTTCTCGGAGAAGTGGATCATCCAGATGATCTAAAAATTAACCTGGACCGTGTGTCACACATGATTACTAATATGTGGATGGACGGTCCAAATGGTTACGGTAAACTGAAAATTTTACCAACCCCTATGGGACAACTAATTCGCACAATGCTGGAAAGCGGAGTGAAGTTAGGTGTAAGTAGTCGCGGATCCGGAAACGTCAAAGATGACGGATCCGGTGAAGTATCAGATTTTGAGATTATCACAGTAGATATGGTAGCTCAACCTAGTGCTCCGGGAGCATATCCAACACCAATTTATGAACACCTGATGAATAGTCGCGGTGGCCTAAATGCCTTGCGTATAGCGCAAGAGGTGAAGGGCGATCCGAAAGCACAAAAATATCTCAAAGAGAGCCTATTAGCAATAATAGGCAAACTCCAATAATAAGGAGAATCACATGTTGGAAGCACTAAAATCGTTATTTGAAAACAATGTGATTTCGGAAGAGATCCAAGAGTCTATTGAGGCTGCTTTCGAGGCTCGCATCAGCGAGTCACGCGAAGTATTAACTCAACAATTACGCGAAGAATTTGCTCAGAAATATGAGCACGACAAGGAAACTATGATCGAAGCTGTTGACAGAATGTTGACAGATCATCTATCACAAGAGCTTGTTGAATTTGCCGATGACCGTAAGCAATTAGCAGAAATGAAAGTCAAGTATGCTCAAAAGATGAAGCAAGATGCTGGCGTTATGAAGGAATTTGTAACACGTCAACTATCAAGCGAAGTCCGCGAGTTGCATGAAGATCAAATGGCTATGGCTTCAAAATTTGGCACATTAGAAACTTTCGTAGTAGAGGCTCTAGCTCAAGAAATCGCAGAATTTTACAAAGATAAACAAGATCTCGCTGAAACTAAGGTACGCTTAGTTCGCGAAGGACGTGAACAACTCAAGCAGGTAAAACAACAATTTGTTGCTAAAGCCGCTAAGATGGTCGATGGTGTTGTAACTGAGAACTTACGTTCTGAAATTACTTCATTGAAGGAAGACATCGAAGCTGCTCGTCGTGCAGATTTTGGCCGCAAGTTATTTGAAGCTTTTGCTTCAGAGTACCAAGCAAGCTACCTAAACGAGAAATCAGAAACTGCAAAATTACTCAAGGTCATAGACATGAAGGATTTAGCTGTGAAAGAAGCCACTAAGGTTATCGAACAAGCTGAACAAATCGTAGAAAGTAAAGAAGCAGAAATTGCGGCTTTAAAAGAATCGCAAGAAAGAAAAGAAATCATGAATGAATTGCTTGCTCCGTTAAGCACAGAGCAAAAAGACATCATGGGCGAATTAATGGAGAGTGTGAAAACCTCAAGACTTGTAGAAAGTTTTGACAAGTATCTTCCAGCTGTAATCGCTGGCAAAGCTCCGCAGAAGAAACAGGCACTAGTAGAGG